GGCGGCGGGAGACTGCCGCCAATTAAGAGATTGAGGAGAAAAAACATATGGGAAATTTAAAAGCATTTTTGAAACAGAATAAGAAAGCCAAAAAGACAACGCAGTTTGCTGCCACAAAGTCACTGTGTGATGAGAACGGTGATCCGTTACTCTGGACGATCAGACCTCTGTCCACAAAAGAATCTGCGGCAATCCGGGATGAATGTACGATTGAGGTGCCGGTAACCGGCAAGCCTGGACTGTATCGGCAGAAGGTTAATACGGATGAGCTTCTGAGAAAAATGATTTGCGCCGCGGTTGTGGAGCCGGATCTGCACAATGCAGAACTGCAGGATTCCTATGGCGTTATGAGCGCAGAGGCATTGATTGTGGAAATGGTCGACAACCCGGAAGAGTTCGGTGAGCTTGCCACATTCGTGCAGGAATACAGCGGCATCGATGAGACACTGCAGGAGAAGGTTGACGAGGCAAAAAACTAATCAATGGCGGCGACGGTGAAGCGGCATATGCGCATTATTGCTTGCAGAAGTTTCACTGGCTGCCGTCATTCTTTTCTGAATTGGATCGGAATGAGAAAGCTTTTGTGATTGCGTCCATTGATCTTCGGGTCGAGGAAGAAAAGCGCAAGGCAAAAGAAATCCAGAAGTAGGAGGTGAGAGGATGTCAAGTATTCAGACTGCGATAGAGTTGTCGGACCGTATGTCTGCGCCGCTCTACAATATCTGCACGGCGGTGAATATGGTGATAAGCAATTTTGAAGCGCTGGAATATGCGTCAAGCACCGCGATTGATACGTCGTCGATGGAAGAGGCGCGGCAGCTGCTTGCCGATAGTATGGTGGGTTTACAGGACATCACAAGCGCTACGGAGAGCGCACGCCGGAAACAGGAGGAATACAACCAGAAGATACAGGCTGGATCACAGCATACGGATGTTCTCGTGAATAAGGTGAAATCACTTGTCGGAGCGTATGTTGGCATTTCTACGGTAAAAAACGCACTGGATCTGTCGGATGAGCTCACGCAGACCACGGCGCGCCTTGATATGATGGTGTCGCAGTATAATGCTTTGAATGGGACAATGCAGACGACAGATGAACTCTCGCAGATGATCTTCCTGTCGGCGCAGAATTCCAGGGCGTCTTATATGGATACAGCCGCATCGGTGGCGAAACTCGGAAATAATGCCCGGGATGCTTTTGCATCGACTGGCGAGATTGTGCAGTTCGCGGAGCTGGTAAATAAACAGTTTACGATAGCCGGGGCATCGGCAACAGAATCGTCCAATGCATTTTTGCAGTTGACACAGGCGTTGGGGTCTGGCGTGCTCCGTGGCGATGAACTGAACAGTATTTTCGAGCAGGCACCGAACTTGATCCAGACTGTGGCTGATTACATGGATGTTCCAATCGGTAAGATCCGGGAAATGGCATCAGATGGACAGATCACCGCGGATATTGTAAAGAATGCAATGTTTGCGGCGGCAGATGATATAGATGCAAAGTTCAACTCCATGCCAATGACCTGGGGACAGCTATGGACATATTACTCCAATCAGGCACTTATGACATTTCAACCGGTGCTACAGCGGCTGAATGAGATGGCAAACGATCAGCATATGCAAACGGCATTGACCGGAATTATGAATGCCCTGTCCGGGGCGGCAACGATCGCTTTGAATGTGATCGATGTAATGGTAACGGGCGGGGCGTTTATCGTGGACAACTGGTCAATGATCGCACCGGTTATAGGCGGAGTGGCGGCGGCACTGGCGGCGTATGCAACATATTTAGGGGTTGTAAAAACGGTAGAGGCAGTCAGTACAGGAATAAAAGTTGCCCTGTGTTTGGCATCATACGCGCATGCAGCTTTTACGAAAAAGGAAGCATCAGAAACTGCTATAGCTACAGCAACCCAATATGGGTTTAATACGGCGTTATTGGCGTGTCCGCTTACATGGATTGTGGCAGCTATTATTATTGTTATAGCTGCGATATATTTAATTGTTGCAGCAATTAACAAAACACAACATACCGCCTATAGTGCGACCGGGGTTGTAGCTGGAATATTTGCCACACTGGGAGCACATATAATTAACACGTTTGTTGTTCCGGCATGGAATGGGTTTGCCACGCTGGCGAATTTTTTCGGGAATGTATTTAATAATCCTGTCGCGGCAGTAGAGGTAATGTTTTATGATCTGTGTCTTACAGTCCTTGGATATATCTCGAATCTTGCGAGTGCGATACAGACACTTTTGAACAAAATACCGGGAGTTGAAGTCGATATTACCAGCGGTTTAGATGGATTCTACTCAAAGTTGGAAGAGGCACAGCAGGCGGTCAAGGATAAGTCAGGCTGGGTTGAGCAGGTCGGCAAGATGGATTATGTCGATTATCAGACTGCATACAACAAGGGATATGATTTCGGACAGGGTGTAGAGAACAAAGTTTCTGATTTCTTTGGTGGTATTAAGGATCTTGGAAACAGCGGAGACACCGGAGCGTTAGGTAGCTATGGAGCCGCATCTGATATGGCTGCGAATGTTGCCAACATAGCAGGTGATACATCGAGCATCTCGGATTCGTTGGATGTGTCGGAAGAGGATCTGAAGTATCTGCGAGACATTGCAGAGCAGGAAGCAATCAACCGTTTTACGACGGCGGAGATCAAGGTGGATATGTCCGGAATGAGCAATACTGTGCATAATACCAATGATCTGGACGGTATTGTGGATGGACTGACTACTCGGGTACTGGAGGCGATGGAAATAGTCCGGGATGGAGCCTAAATATCGACAAACGCAGAAGGGAGGTGTATAATAATTTCACAAATTATTAGGGAGGAACTATTATGGGGTTATTTGGTAAGAAAGATCAAGCTAAGGAATATACAGATATCGTGCATGTTGTAGGGTTGCCAATCCCAGAAAATTGTAAATGCAAAGTTATGCTTAAAACTCAGGAAATGGTGATTTCCGGGGCTGGGACAGAAATGACATTATTGTATGAGAGAATACATAATGTTGATTTTCAGATGGATATTGATGAAAGCATATATCAGAAAAGCAGTTTGGCGAAAGGAATTGTTGGAGCAGCAACTTTTGGAGTGGCAGGAGCGGTGCTTGGTTCTGCACCAAAGACAAAAACAAAACGTGAGGTAAAATGCTATGCAATTGTGACATATCAAAATGCAGATGGTGAAGCACAGACGTTTGTTTTAAGAGATGAATATCCTAATACTCAAAAATGTGCAAAGCTGATAGAGCAATTAAAACCCAAAATTACAGCTAGGATGAATAGAGTGGAATTATAAAGATAGAGAATCCCCGCTTACATGACGTAGGCGGGGGTTCTTTATAAAAATAGTAAATTATGGAAATACTATTGACTCTGTAAACAATATGTAATACAATTTGTTTACAGAGAAAGGAGGTGGGAAAAATGGGAGTGGTAAAAAGTTTTAGAATGAACGATAGAATAGAAAATATGTTCAACTCTATCAAAAAGATTAATACAGGTTCAGATACAGAAATCTTAAATAGCAGTATCGAAATGCGATTTGAGAGTTATTCAGAAATTTATAATCCTCATTTTAGGGAAAAGGTAATGAAATTCCTTAAAGAAGATAAAGAGTTATTTATGAAACTGTGTGATATTTTGGAGCCAATGTCATATGCGGACGGTTATTTTTTAGAAGAAGAAGTAAGAAGATTCATGTCAACTGCTGAAGCAGATAGTTTTTTTGATGCTATTGATGATTATGAATTGCAAAGTGGAGATTTTCAGAAATACGGAAAGATAAGTAGTATGTTGACAAAAAATAATCAGTGCACAGAAGAAGATCTGCAAAGACTTGCACAAAATATGGATTTGTATTATGAACAAAAAAAATAGAAGTTGCGCCCCGACCAAAGTTTGCAACTTCTATAACAAATCGGAAATGAGTGCAAGCACTATTCCTTTGTGCATTGTAACTTATTTCCTTTTGAAAGTCAATTTTGAAGAAAGGAAAAGTTAATAATGAATGGTTTAACAGTAATTGAAAATGAGTTAGTGCCGGTATACGAGACAAGCACCGGGGAAAAGGTAGTGTATGGTTCGGAACTTCATGAAGTTCTTGGAGTAAAGAGCAAATTTGCAGACTGGATTAAAAACCGCTTGAATGATTGCGAAGCTGTTGAATATGAGGACTTTGAGGCGTTTTCTAAAAATTTAGAAAACGGTGGGCGTACAAAAGAATACATTCTCAGACTTGATACCGCCAAGGAAATGGCGATGCTTGAGCGTAACGAAAAAGGTAAACAGGTGCGCAGATATTTCATCCAGGTAGAGAAGAAGTTCAAGGCAGGCAAGACAAGCAAAAAGGTGCAGAGTGTGAAGAAAGAGAAACTTCCATCCGTAAATATGATGGTGAAGAACATCAAGGAAGCCTTGCACGATGCCGGAGTGGATTCCAAGTACATAGCTGCTGAAGTGGTAAGGATCTATTCCGATTCTGGTTATCCGGTCAATGCCCCGTTAATCTCTGATACGCCAAAGCTGTGGGACTGCACGACCATTGCCAAAGAAATCGGTATCTATTCGGAATCCGGCAGACCGCATGACAAGGCGGTGAGCGCGATCATCCAGAAGCTTGACATCTTCACGGATGAAGTCGTGAGGACGGCATACAGCCGGAACGGACACGACGGTGTTACGGTTCAGTATAAGGACAGCGTTTTCCAGAAAGTAGTGGAATGGTTGCAGGAGAATGGTTATCCGACAGTCATCGAACTGAAACTTGCAAACGGCAATGTGAATAAGTGCCGGGTAGTGTATGGGGAGGTGGCTTAGCATGGATGAGAAGTTGGATGAAATGACAAAAAACTTTTTGCATGAGCTTGATGGAATGTCACCAGAGAAGATAGAGCAGTTAAGAACAGAGTGGGTGAAGGAAATTGCCAATAGAAAGGCAGAATTAAAAAGTTTTGAAGGCGTTACAGACTATGTTAATGCTGTGTGTGATGTGGCAATTAGCAGAGCGAAGAAGAGACTGGCTGTTGCATAGGAGGAGCTTTATGGATAATGGGGAAGTATTTATGAAGCTGATGCATTTAGCAACTCAAAATCAAATTGCAGTGAAGTTTGTACCGTTCACAGTGTCATATGCTCGTCTTAAAGGAAACCCACAGGGGATGAGAATGGGAATTTCTCAAAATCTCCAAACTATCGAGGAAGTCAATTACAATTTGGCACATGAACTGGCGCACGCATATCTGCACTACGACAAAGGCGACACTATCAATAGTGGGATGCATGAGCAATATGAAGAGCAGGCAGACAGAGCGGCAAAAATGCTGTTGGATGCAATAGGAGCATAAGGTAATTAGAGAGCTTGGAAACAGGCTCTCTTTTTATATATTATTTTAATAGGAAAGGAGGAATGACCGTGGCATACAGATTGTATATGGATGGCATTTTATTTCCCGTTACGCCGTCCAAGATCACCATGAAAATTAACGGCAAAAATGAAACGGTCACACTGATCAATGAGGGGGAAGCCAATATTTTAAAAAGCCCCGGGCTGACGGACGTGGATTTTGAGCTGCTGCTTCCGGCGGTGCAGTACCCGTTTGCGGTATACCCGAGCGGATTCCGTCCGGCAAAATACTATCTGGACAAGCTGGAAGCGTTGATGAGCGCCAAGAGTGCATTTCAGTATGTGGTCACGCGAACGGATGGAACGAATCAGCGTTTGTTTGATACCAGCATGAAGGTATCGATTGAAAGCTACGACATCGTGGAGGACGCGGGGGAAGGGCTGGATGTAACGGTAAAAGTAAAGCTCCGGCAGTACCGGGAATTCACAACCAAGGCGTGTACGATTGACATTTCGCTTCCGAAGCCGAGAGCTGCAATGCAGGCAGCAAGAGCGGCATCATCCAACGCGCCGTCCGGCGGGTCTTACACGGTGAAAAAGGGGGATTGCCTGTGGAAGATTGCAAAGCAGTATTATGGGAACGGAAGCAAGTGGGGAACGATTTACAATGCCAATAAGTCGGTGATCGGCGGGAATCCGAATCTGATCTATCCGGGGCAGGGACTTGCCATTCCGGCGGCGTAGGAGGGACATATGTACGAGTTATTGATACAGCATGATAGCACGGCGTATATGCCGCCTGTGAAAGAAGAAGTGAAGGTTACGACGGAGCGGCAGATCAGCCCCGGAGTGCTCGAATTCAGCTTTGTGGACACTGGAATCAATATTGGAAATGGTGATCCGGTTCGGTTCAAGGATGCAGATGGAAAAGAAGTGTTCTATGGATTCATTTTTCGCATGAAACGCGATCGCAGTAACATTGTGACGATTACGGCATATGACCAGATACGGTATCTGAAGAATAAGGATACGCTCGTATATGAGAATAAGACGGCGGATGGTGTGGTGGCGCTGATCGGTGAGAAGTATGGATTTAACATCGGTACACTTGCCAATACGGTGTGGGTGATCGCGTCGCGGGTGGAAGATAATGTGTCGCTGCTTGATATGATCAGTAATGCCCTGGATCAGACGTTGCAGAATACGGGGGACTTGTACATCCTGCATGACGATTTTGGAAAGCTGAATTTGTCTTTCCTCGGTGATATGTATGTGCCGATCATGATCGATGCGGAAACTGGCCAGAATTATGACTATGAGTCTTCCATCGATGAAAATACCTATAACCGGATCAAACTGGTTTATGACAATGAGGATGCCGGGAAGCGGGAGGTTTATATCGCACAGGATTCATCCAATATCAACAGGTGGGGGATTTTACAGTATTTTGATGCGCTGCAAAAGGGAGAAAACGGACAGGCAAAGGCGGACGCGTTATTACAGCTTTACAATAAGGAGACGCGGACGCTGACAATCAAGGATGCCGCCGGAGACTCCCGGGTGCGCGGTGGATCGCTCGTTGTGGTGCAGCTTGATCTCGGCGACGTGAAGATTCAGAATCTCATGTTGGTGGAAAAATGCGTTCACAAGTACGGCGAGAGCAAACACACAATGGATTTGACAGTATCGGGAGGTGATTTTAGTGCATGACGCAAATGATTTTGTCCGGGCGGTGCAGCAGGTATCGACGAATGCGAATGATGCCGGATATCCGGCTACGGTGATGTCCGGGACGGTAACATCCGCCAGCCCTTTAAAAATCAAAATCGAACAGAGATTTGAGATCAGCGGAAGCATGTTGATTCTGCCGGAACATTTGAAAGAGCGTGAAATCAAGGTGACAGTAAAGCCGACACATACCGAGGACGGCGGTACGCCGGAGCATAACCATGAATATGGCGGCGAATTAACGGTGACGGTACATAGCGGTCTGAGCGTTGGTGACAGCGTGCAGGTGGTCCGGCAGCAGGGCGGGCAGAAATATCTTGTAATCGGGAAGGTGGTGTAAGCATGATACCGGTATCAAACCAGTTGAAAAACGTCGAAGTGGTAGAACAGCCGTCCCTCTGTCCGAGAATGATCGTGGAAAGTGAACGGATCATAGGGCAGTGCGATGATGTCGAAGCGATTAAGCAGGCGATCTATAACATTCTGAATACCGAGCGGTATCAGTATATTATTTTTTCGTGGGACTATGGTGTGGAACTTAAGGATCTGTTCGGAAAACCAATCGATTATGTTATGCCGGAGGTAGAGCGGCGCATCACGGAGGCTCTGGTGCAGGATGACAGGATTGATTCATGCGACAGTTTTGAGTTTGAGAAAAAAGGAAGAAAATTGCTGGTTACGTTCGTTGCTCATACGAAATTTGGAAGCGTTCCGGCACAGAAGGAGGTGGATGTATAAGTGTACGAGGAGCAGACGTTTGATGCAATTATGCAGAGGATGCTTGAGCGCATTCCGGATACGCTGGATAAGAGAGAAAGCAGTCCTGTATATATGGCGCTTGCACCGGCGGCGGTCGAATTGGCATCGCTGTATGTTGGATTTGATTGCATGCTGGCGGAGACATTCGGCGATACAGCATCGCGGGAGTACCTGATCCGGTTATGTGCGGATAGGGGTATCACACCTAAGACAGCTACGTATGCGGTACTGGAATTAGAGTCGGATGTGGAGGTACCGGTCGGAACACGGTTTACCGGCGGGGATCACATTTATAAGGTAACTGCAAGCGGACAGGTAACCTGTGAGCAGCCGGGGGCTGCCGGGAACGAATACCTGGGGGATGTTA